CAGAAACTACACTAACTTCAAGTAGTTCTAGATCTTTAATTACGAAAATATCTGTAGCACTATCGTAATCTGCATCCTTAACTTGGAATCCGATGCTAAAAGCTTTTAGGATTCCTTCTTGTACTAGCTGGTAAATTTCTCCAGCGGCTTTGCTGATTCTAGCAGTGATCTTTAAACCCTTTTCGTCAATGGATAAGGATTCTGCTACACCAATGGGTCTAGTGTGGTTATGAAATGCTAGGATAATTGGATTTAGTTTGTAGTTATCAATACCACCCTTAGTCCATGCTTCCATTGCTACAACATCACCAACTCTATCTTTCGTAGTAGTATTGGCATAGCCAACAATACGAAGTTCATCTGATTCTCCGGCTTTCTCAATAGAGAAGCCAGAGATAAGCTCAAATTTCTTATTTATCTGCATCTTTTTTAGGGGCTCCTCCACCCGGTTCACCAGCTGCACTACCAGCAATATTTGCAGGTACACGTAGGTCATCATGCCCAGCTTTGGCATCGTATCTTAATTCAGCCCTTGCTTCGTTTGGACTAATTACTCCACCATTTACAAGTGTGCTATGATACATAGCTTCATCTTTTAAATCTGGTTGTACTGCTGAAACTTTTGAAGCTTCTGGCTCAAGATCGTAACCGAAGAATCTTTCGAAACCAGAATTTACCATCCTAACTAGTGGTAGAACTGTTTCCATATAAAAGAGTCTGAGATTTGGGGTGATATTTGCATTATTACCAGAACTTATAAGTACCTCTGGAACTCCTAAAGCTACTAGAATTTCTAAGTCTTTAGAAGTTATTGAATCTTTAAAGTCTAATTCGCGGAAGTTAACATCTGTAATCTTATCTAGGTCTAGTCCGCCATCTAAAATTAGGGGTCTTTTACCACCCTTAGTTGGGGAATACTGAGATTGCCAAGACTCTATCATACGAGCTTTAATTTTATCGCCAAGTACATTAGGAGATTTAATAACTAACCCAGGTACTGCTCCATTCTTGAAGAAGTTACCTTGGAATGCCGTCATATCACTACGTACTGTTAGAGTATCTGAAGTTGACTTCATTCTAGAAGTTCCTCTATAGATACTAGTACTAGAATTGTCTGAGATATGTAACACTTCGCTTGCTTTGAAGTCTACTACACCGTTATACTTATAACCCTTTACATAAATTAAAGGATCTGTTAATATTTCTACTTGACTAGATGGTAAGTTATATAAATATACGCCATCATAGTATATAAAGGCATTACCTGTAAGTACTAGGTCGATATAAATTAGCCTACGAAATTTACTAGTATCAATATAAGGATTAGGTTGAAAGTTAAGTAGATTTTCTACTTTGGATTTTCTAGTACCAACTGTTGGTGTTACTAAACCATTAATTTTGTCTTTAACATCTACATCAAAACTGGAAGCACCATTGACAATCATATCAACTGCACGCCTAACAGAAGTTAGTCTATCATAAGCTTGCTCGAAAGTGATAGTATTATCAGGAGGTATATCTCCTTCATTTCTAGCGATCTCAGCCTGTGCAGGGTTTAATTTCTCAATAATCCAAGACTTAAGTCCCATCTTTACTCCTTATGCAACTTACCGTATTGAATTTTAACCCAGTTAGCTTGCTTTGCTGCTGTATGAAGTGCTGGCTTGGCTCCATAGATTGTATGTAGTTTTACATGATGACCATTACATAGTGTAACGGCATCTTCATATAATTCTTTCTCATGTTCAGCAATGAATGTATCACGATGGAACATTACGTCATCAACATCGTCAATTGAGATACCAGTAGTAACTTTCCACTTCTCCCATAGTAGGGTAAGGATACCTAGCTTTAGCTCGGTCGCGGACATATTTTATTTCGTCCCGCTTTAATTCGGACTTCTTACCTGTATTTGCGGCCACTATTAAACTGCTCCTGAAAATTTTACTTTTAACATAATAACGCTATTATCCCACATTACGAAAACAATTTCAATTCAATTTTCGTAGTACTATTATGAAAATTTTCTAGAAATTTCCTACATTTGATCGATAACTATATAAGGCGTACCGTAGAGCATCGGCCATGTGTGAATATTTGTCATGTATTGGCTTTTCAGTAAGCAATGTATCACTTGGATTCCATCTAAATTGATCAAGTGCAGCTATAAGGTGTACACACTTTGGATCTACGATTAGATTTCCTTGCTCTACAATTGTCTGAACATAGGCGATTCCATCTAGTACAGATTTAGTTGCATTAATTGTAGAAATATCATAATTAACTGCTAAATCATAACGGGTTTGCTGTGCAGCCGAATCAATAAATATCATTTGTACGTCATACTTGGTTTCTAATTGTTTACACTCTACTGCAAGCTGTTCAGTAGTTTTACCAGAGCCCTGCCATTCGTCTAATGCATAGAACTTCTGTTCATCGTAGTCATACCCAAGTACTAACATTGCTGTTGCATCTTTAAAACCTATATCCATGCCCATTATACGTTCTGTATGCTCCCAGCGTTCTACTGGCATAACTGACTTTTTATCATCAAACATGAATATCTTACCCTCATACAATGTGAAGCTTGCTTCGTATTCTTGGGCAAATCTAGAAGCAGGCATAGTTGCGCGGGCTTCTTCTATATCAGAGCTACTTACTCTAGGGTTCTCTTTATAGTCTGCGTGTATAGAGGCCCACTTACTGAAAGCAGGAATTGTATTGAATCCATATCCGTGATACGTACTAAACCAATTATTTCGACCCCTAGGCGTCGAGATAAAGATAGCTTTAGAGTCCGGTCTATCTAGAGTTGGTCTGAGTGCTATTTCGAACGCCTCTTGACCATCTGAGGTTAGTGCTGCCTCGTCAAATATAATTAGCGAATAGCTGCGGCCAACTACAGAATCGACTTGTGATACTGACCCCATCCTAATTGTAGAACCATTTTTAAGTTCAATGATTCTATCTTTTGCATTGTCTCTCTCGACTTCAAGTTTAAAGTGATTAATTAGTTTACGTTGTTCTTCAAAAGAAATTGATGACAAAGCATAGTTTGGACTCATAATTAAAACATTAGAGCCAGGTACTAGTGTTACAAGCTGTCCTATTATATTCGCTATGGTTGTTTTTCCTACGCGGCGGCTAACAGCAGCTACTACGAAGCGATACTTTGGATTGTTCAGTGCATTAACAATAGCAATTTGTGGTCCATTTAACTTCATTCCAAGAAGATCTACGTACTTCTGCACTGGAAGCTTTATAAATCTATCTTCCACTGGATATTCGGAAATTTCCGTACTACTAATATCCGGCCTACTAATTTTTAACATACTTCAAACCTGTTTCCTTTACTTAAATTCTCACTAGCTGGTAGATATTGAAGATTAAATTCACAATGTAAACCACATACTAGTTTACCTTGTAACGGAACTATATGGTCTACGTGATAACCCTCTGGTCGTTCTTTATATACCTGTTTTATCTTTTCTTGGTTTGCCCAAGCAGGCATCGCTTGTAGTATAGAGGCTCTGTACTTAGCTCCTCTAGCATTGCACTTGGCCTTATTTTCTTGATAGTATTTTTTCTTTTGTTTTATAATACTATCTTTATTTAGTAGGTAATATTTATTACGCTTTAGCAAAATACTCTCTTTATTTATTTCATAGTATAATTTTTTACCTAGTACGACTGCATCTTTATTTACTATTCTATTTCTATTTTGCTTAGTATTATCACATATTTTACAAATACTACTAAAACTATCTGTTGTAGAGCTATCCTTAGTAAACTCTGTATATTCTAATATACTCTTGCAACGTGAGCACTGTTTTTTATTTATTATAGCATAAAAATAACTTATCCAGTGTACTCTACCCTTATCTTTTAGTATACTAGGATGTTGTCTGTAGAGTCCTTTGGTAAGTGAGTCTGCCCCAGAGTAGCAACACTTTATAGCTAATTCATTACCACTTATTTTTTCTATAATAACGTAACTAATAAACTGCTTCCATGTAATAGCTTCTATACGCTTACGAAACTTAGGTAAAAATACTTCATTAATTCCAAACCGTGAAACTAACACATCATAAATTTCATCAACAACCATTTTGTCTCCTTTAAGACTTTTATTGGTAGGGCTATCCTAGTGTAAAGGACCAATAATTTTATATACTCTAGAGGTTTACTGGGATAAAAGCTGACCTAGTAAAGCACCATATTGACCCTCTCCGTAAGGTGAGCCAGTGTTAATTTGAACATTTGTTTGCTTACGTACAGTACCTTCGCGAACCTTCTCTAGGTCAGTCATAGCTTTAAGCTCATCCATACGCATTTTATGGGCAGTTGCTAGCAGATCGGCAATATCTTTAGTACTACCAAGACCAGTTTCCATCATTTCTTCTAGCTTCATAGCAATTACGTTATCCATAACTTCAGCGATCTTATCGCGGTTACGGTAGCCAGCACTAAGGTACACATGGTCTAGGTAGTTCTTGACTTCTGATTTTCTAAGATACTGACTAACTTGTGTAGGATGTATGTTCAGCTCTCTAGCAGTAGCATTAATATCTTGCGTCTGCAGATATACATTCAATATCTCTAGAGCTTCGGGAGATATAGGGACCAACTCATTAGGTTTGGACATAAGGGGAAGTTTGATAAATTTTCATAATATGTAAAGTCTAACACAAGGATAGAAGAAAATCAATCTAATTTTATAGGCTTAGTAAATTGAAAACAATTTTTAAAGTTTGGGCAACTCAGGGTGGGGGTGAGAAGATTTGGGCAATTTGGGGTCAATTCTAGCACAACTTGAATACTTATCAAGTTGCGTGGGGTGGTGGAAAACAACTTTTACAATTTGGAATTCTAGCGCTTAATTGATGACTTCTTGAATTTTTACTAAGTTTTACGCGCGGACAGGCCTGTGAGCGTTTGGAAAGTCAAGGTCTAATAACCGCCCCTATGCTTGGCACACTTCTTGCATGTTCGAAAATATTTTTTGAGTAGATGAAAAATAAGCTTGTATTGTTGCGTGATTCATGTAGAATGAACTCATCGAATAACTCACTAAGGAAATGAAATGAAATACGCTTTTTATGTTAAGTTTAAAAATAGTGGTGCAGTTGAGGTTGTTACTGTTAGCGCACAAAATTTAACTGCAGCTTATGAAAACTTTTATATGGAAATGAAGGAGTTTGCAGAAGAGTCTTTTTCAGTTCGTAGTGTTGACTTCTTGGGGAAATAAAAATGCAAATCGTTCAAACTGTTTACTGTTCTAACCATGCTGAAGCAATGATCCTTAAGATGTATGTTCAGGGTGAGATCTCTAAGGTTAAGGCTTGCATCATCATGCGTCAATTGACTGGTGAGGATCTGTCCGGTGTTCTTAACATTCTGAACTTGGCTAAGGATAACGGCTTCTTTGATCACAATGGTAGCATGATCGTGCAGCAGTAAATGAAGCCAGCGAAAGCTGGCTTTTAACAGTAGCATAAAAGGATATTCGTATCCTTTTATCAATTTAGGGTGCGCCAATTATACTCTAGTCAGCTAGAGGCTGTCAAGCAATTTATTAGCAAATATTTTTTGACCTGACGAAAAATAAGCTTGTATTCGTTAGCCGTTCCTGTAGAATGAACTCATCGGATAACTCACTAAGGAAATGAAATGAAAACCACCAACGAACAACTGGCAGTAACTGGAAGAAGTTTGATGTGCATAGAGTTCAAAGAAGGCTTTGATTATAGCGATAACAATAGCATTGATGCTCCTGCATTTACTCCTTCCGGTTCTACTTGGGATGCTGGTACAGAATAAAATTCAAACAAGCATAACTATTGTTGATAACTATTGGCATGTAGCAGTTATGCAATTTAAGTTTGATACTATCAGACAAGAATCTTATTGGTGCGTTAAGCATTCAAGCTGCAAAAGTTTTAAGACTTTGAAAGCTGCTGAATCTTACGCTGCAAGAATTGAGAAGGAATAAATCATGTTTACAGTTCTGGAAATTGTCAAGCTTAATCCTAAAGAATCTGGTAAAGCTTATATTGGTTGTCCTGATATGGCTTATAAATCGAGTGCTCAGATAAAGAAACTAAATTCGTAGAAAATGCTCTTAATCTGGCTTATGCAATTCTTGATAATAATGAGGGTAATTAAAATGAATGACAATCTGCAAACTCTTACTAATTTGGCATTATTCCTATATCAGGAGATTAATCGCTGTGCTAATAATCCTGATTTTAATAATCAGACTTATACTAAATTAAAAGAAGCAGCCATTAAAACTATTGAAGTTGGACAATCTATTGAAGCTGCTAGAGCTTGGAATATTAATAATAATAATAATAATAAAGTTAATTAATATCTGGCACGGTTCTTGTCTACCAAGGATCATGCCAGAAAAAAGCCTTTAGAATCAAGGACTTAGAAAAGAAAAAAGCCCTTTATAATCAAGTA